CTCTCAGAGAAAAGCTTACGTACCAACCAACAGGAGACACGGTCTGACGCATCTTTCATGTCGAGGGTATCAAAAAGCATACCTCCGTCACTATGATGCCTGGCGAGATCCCTATTAATAAGCTGGTCTGTGAAATTCACATAACCAGACGTAAGAGTACCGGGGCGCTCAAGGTGGTGAACCAAGGCGCGACCGATACCCTGCTGGATCCACTGTATTTCAAGTGGCTCCATACTTATAATACGTGGGCCTCGTGAGTCTTTGGGTACGAGTGCAATTTTTGCACACGCACTATCTTCTTCAGATAGCATCTCCAAAGATTCATACTCGTCACACAGGTGAGTATAGTTGTAATAGAAGTAATCCGGGTAAGGATATACTCTATCCAACTTACTATAGAAGCGGCGGAAGATCATTTTCTCCCAAGGCTTCTCTCCTGACGCGACGGCACCTGGACCGTGTGCTGGAACTATCGCTAAAGGATCGAAATCCTTCAGCACGTACGATAGGATCAATCGAGCGCTGTCCAGCACTCGACGAGTCCTAGGAGACAGAGGTACATCGTCTGTTTCCAACGGGAGCGATCTGTCAGTCTCACAAAAGTGAGATAAGACATCAGCCTCCAATCTCGTATCGTAAGGTAGTTCCAGCTTGTACAGGCAGAAACATATCTGCCGTACAGCTCGCACAGCGTTTACCTGTCGGTTCCTATCACTAGGATCGGCAGGATCTGCTACCAACGAGTAAGCAGAGGGAAAGATTAACTTCCAATATTCCCCTAAGAACAAGGGGAACCCAGTCTTATCGCTACATGAGAATCCTTGCTCATGCCACGACGAGATTTGGCTAATGGGAGCTAAGTCCTTGCTAAGACACTTGTCCAGTGTCTTACCGAAGGACGGCAAGGTTTTCGTTAGAAAACCGAACCCTTCCTTGCTTGCCCTCTCACGCAGAGTTAATATATCTCTGCGAAAGGATGGACCTAGGCAGCAAATTCGCGCTGTGTCCCTTAAGATGCGGACGAGTAGATCGACATAAAAGTCGATACTCTGCTCGGGGCTCTTCCTGGACGCCATATAGGCACTCCATCCCGGCGTATGCACGCGAGGTGCATCCTAAGGCTGCTTTGTTGACGAGCGAAACGGTGAGAGATTAACTCTCTCCGTTAAGCCACTTATCCCAGAACACTCCACGGTTCGTGGCATTAGCCGCGTCCCCTGAAGCGCCTCGGATAAGCCCAACGAAGCGGTTCGCCATGTTGGACTTCTGATCGGAAGTAACACCGACCGGAACATCCGCCACGGCGTAGACGGCGAAGGGTGGGAGACTGGTGTCTTCTACCCCGTCGACGATTTGGTACGCTTCTAGGCGTACCAGATGCCGAACACGTTGACTCTTTCCTTTTCCCACAGTTGTGTGGGAAATCCTACAGACCTTGGGATACCCAGTGGTCGCCGTGGGAAAGACCCGCGTCGAACCATTAGGCCCCATGGATGTAAGGACGTAATTCTCCACAGTTGGAGAACCGCCGGAAACGTCATTGTTGGCAGCCAAAGGATCAGCGAACATACGCTCTCCAGGTGTAGCTCAACAGCTACGGTTTAGCATGCACGTGGCGCCGTTTCCGACGCCGCGTGTATGCAAGAGCCGCCCCAGTCACCCACTGAAGACCCTTTGGGGTCCTCCAGTTTGGCAGTTGAGACGAGGATGGTACCGGAACACCCGGTAACCTATAAAAAGATGTCACTTCAGTCGAAGCAACATCAGAAGAGGGGGAAGCTAGCCATCCAGGTTGCGCTTGCGAACTGTTGGGCGGGACGAATAGCCCCACCTCAGTACAAGTGGTCTCCTGAACTAGTCGATAGCGATAGCTTCGACAGTAGTCGTGAACGACTACGCTAGCGGGAAGCAGATCTACATCGAACTGCTTCAACCAGGATCCTATACCTAAGAACCAATCCACGACGAAGGAAAAAGGCACCTCTTCCCAAATATCGCGAAGAGACGGCTTGATCCCCAAGGACATACACATGGCCCGAAGGGCCGCGCTCTGAGCATCGAGTGTTTCGATGATCGGAACGTAATATGTGAAGTCCAACGTTGCGTGGAACTTCAGGTCCGAGACGGTACGTCTCGTCTTACTACTAACGCCAACCCTGCTAAAAGCGGGGTAGGCGAAATAGTAAGTAGGGTCTTCGGCGGCATCAATAACAATGCCGCCATCCGACTCAAACCATGAAGGGTCCTGGAAGGTATAGGGTGAGAGGCCCTTCTGATAGTGAAGAGTCATTCGCTGGTTAGCTTTGGACATGTAATCAAATATAATTTGATCCATGTTCCAAAGTTTGCTAACAAGCGTCTGAATATCACTAACAAAAGGTAGCCAGCCGAGAACGGCTGACAACCATGACTGAGACATCTCCCTAAGTGGCCGATTAAAGAGTCTCTTAAGCTTGTCCGGAAAGTGGGCAAAAACTTCCCACATTTCACGAATCATGCCGCGGAGATCCTTAAGTTCGGCAATGAAGACGGGTAAAGAAAACCCGTCATCCAGCTTAGGAATCATCTCGTCCAGCGCCATACGGTCCAAAATGAGAGTCTTCTGTGCAAACAAAGGGCTCTCGATTGGAAGGTATGGATCCCAACCAATAATGATTGGGATTAAGCTGTCCCCGAGCAGACGTTCTGTACGGATATAACACTCCTCCAAACCGTCAACGGTGGTGGAGATTCCGTTCGCAACGGAATCAGCATCACAATCGTTCTGGAATGAACCAGAAAGATCACGGTAGAGGCGTATACCCTGTCCAGAAATGGTATTCGTCTGCTTCAGATGGTGGCAGAGATTGAAAGAGCGGAATTTACTGTTACCATACAGTATCCACTCTCCAAATCCCATGTTGTTAATAGGCGTTTCACCTACTAACAACCCCGTTGTTGAATCCCATGGAGTGACAATGACGTCACCGCTGGGATTCAAACTGCAACCCTGATGGTACTGCGTCCGAGTGATACCGGACGACTTACGTATTGCACTAGGGTAGGCAGTAGGTAACGGGATCCACTTCTGTTTAAGAGGCATGGACCAAACGCTCCTAGGTTAGGGAG